GATGGAAGAACTGAATGTATCTCTTCATTACAGACTTGGGCATTATCCAATGGATATGCTCCAACCAGTGTCCGAAACCTGTATAATGGTAGACAAGTCACACCACACAAAGACATTGTATCAGTGAAACCATTATGAATCCCGAAATGAAACTGATTCTTGCATTGATGCAGATTGAGAATCTGACCAATCTGATTGAAGGAAATGAGTATCAAAAGTTTCTGTATGGACATCTCATTTCAGTGCAGGTTGAACTACAAAGGCAGTTGACAAACCTCACACATTCATCTAAAATTAAGGAGTAATTTACCAAAAGAAATGAAATCACTTTACATCGTTGACTACTGGGTGCCGTTTCCTTCTTCTGAATACGGTGGTGTAGTTTCTCTGATTGCCGAGAATGATACAGAGGCATTTGAATTGCTTTCTAATGAGCAAGGATTCGATGATCGTTATACGAATCTGATTATGCCAAATGTCGTCAAGGCACAGAAATTTCAACTGGTAGATGATTATCAGTCTGGTATCATTGACGCATTTACGACCTGATTAACTATGGAAAAACTCTATCGCATTGAAGAACTGTGTACGACTGGTTGGGAACTAGTTGATGAGAAGTATGTGGATATGACAAAGGAAAGAACGAAAGAAGTTCTTGATCTTCTGATTGCGGAAGGTTATAATCCAAATTCTCTTCGTGCCGTACCTAATCCACAACCCTGGTATCAAATCCCCAGTGACAATTGAATTCCCACACACTGCACCCAAAGGTTACTCTTATGAGATCGTTCCATTCAAACGTAATGTTATTGCAGTGTGGATTCATCATCATTACAGGTTTGTTTACAATGGCGGTGGCATCACTCGTAGTATCTGGGGATTCTACAATACAAAGACAAGGTGCTACCACTCTCCTATCAACGCCAAAACAGTCGGTGATCAAGTAGACATTTCTCAAACAACTCCTTACTCTGCAATGATTCTCAAACGTACACCATTAGAACTTGCGTATGTATAAACCAAGACTGAATGATTATGTGACTTGGACAAAGGGTGTCGAAGGTTGGGTGTATTTTGTCGATCAAGATTATATTACCATTGAGACAATGGTAGTGCCCAAAGATCCAATTAACATTGAACATTGTTCTCTTCATAAGAATCGTCGTCTGCTGGTTATTTGCTATCAGGAACAATGGAAAGAACTGAATCAGGTTGGGTATCGTACTGATAAGTATTCTGAAACAATTATACCCAAAGAAGTATGAAAACAAGGAAAACAGTATGGCGTTTATGGGCAAAGGCAATCGGTGAAAAGGCAAGTAAAGATGACAAAGAATCAGATCACATTGCTCATATACGCACTGTTATATTTTTCACTTATCTCATTACTAACGTATTCATTGTTGCAGGCGTAATTCGACATTGGAATGACAATCAAAATGAAATACCAGGTTGTATACTACAAATTGAAGAAGGACCACAAGAAAGCGAAACAAGAAGCAATTTTCTATAACATTGAGGATGCTACATTATGGGAACAACACGTGAAGAAACAAGGTTACCTGAACTCAGAGATCGTACCACTGTTTCAGTAAGAAGTAAGGTTATCTATTATCCTGTACTGATACTGACTGCAATTAGTTCGTTTGCATTAGGGTCAACTCTATACAGAGAATCCATTGTAAATGATACACTTAAACTGTGTAATCAAAAGCAATTAGAGTGTAAGTTCAAGTATGATGTTCTAATGTATCAGGAGACTGGTAAAGTACCTTATACAGCAGAAAAAGGTAAGAAATAGGGTAAAATAGGTTAAATTTAATTAAAAAAAGGTATTTTAAATATTAAGTTGTTTATTATATCGTTCTCAATAAGTAGTAATTAATTGAGAATCAATAAGGAATAATAGTTGAGAATACCTTGTAAATGTCTGGTCTTATACTCTCTAAATGCTTATAAATGCCTCCTGGTCTTGTATCTTATAAGCACTTTAATACCTTATAAATGTCTGGTCTTATATTCTCTAAATGCTTATAAATGCCTGGTCTTATATTCTCTAAATGCTTATAAATGCCTGGTCTTATATTCTCTAAATGCTTATAAATGCCTCTGGGTCTTGTGATCTTAGTCCGCGCATTATAACACGAGACCCATAAAAAGTCAAGAGGCGCGGCGAAAAATGCCACGAGACCCACACAAAAACTCGACGAGATCCACACTAGACTTATGAGATCTCGACGAGCTTATGTTACGAGAAGCACATAATTCTCGACGAGAGTACATATATATTGGTATGAATCTCGACGAGACACACATCTAGACTAGATTGTATCTCGTCGAGAATTATGGTATAATACGAAAGCGTTCACACAATCTCGACGAGCTTATGTACGACGATTACGATCTCGACTATACGTATAGTAACGATTATGTAGATCTCGACGAGGACACATACTACGAGTATGGTACAACAGATCTCGACGAGGATTATGCACGAGATACACAGGATTATAATGATCTTGCGTATCGTCATTATGCATGATATAATATCGACACATCGCACTAGACACGTATGTTAGCACAGAAGCGCCTAGTCACAATCACACTCGACATCATGTGTTATGATGATCTAGATCTAGACAATATTAACTGGCGAGATGTATTAGATCTCGAACCCAATGAGGATGTCCATTGTAAGATCCAGGATCATGATATCGATTGGTAGTGTGCCAAGTTTAAATATTGGCACAGTATACTATTCTCAATAAGGAGTCCTTATTGAGAATTTAAATATTTCATAATATTTCAAGGCAGGGGGAGTGGCGATGTATTGTCGTCAGCAGGGATACCCTTCCCCTCATTTGATTTCTTATAAGATATCAGGACCCCAGACCAATTGCAAGGGGTCTTGTGCCAGTTCTTCTAGTGGCACAATGTTGCCTCAAAGCAACCTGATCGGGGTTTATGTTGGTTTCGTTCAACACAAAACCCCGATGATTTTCATCACTTACCCCGATCACGGTTGTGTATACACTCTGTCGCAGGAAGATGGGGATGAGTTGTATTATGCTCCAATCTACCAGAATGGTAGTATTAATCTTGAAGAATTTGCACCCGTTGATTTAGATTCAGTAGACATGGATCAGATGGAATTGTTTGACATTCGTAACCGCCTGGCGGAGATGTGCCAGGTCTAGAAGTGGCACAAGGGGGGTTGCAAAGCACCTCCACCCCTGTTACATTACATTCGTTCCTGAGACACAAACCGATGTCCATCACTCTCACTACTTCTTACAAAGAGATGCTCAACCCCCCTACGGTTGAAAAGATTGATGAGTTGCTGGAAGAGAACTATGAACTCACCGATATGTTGGAGTTCATCGACACTTATAATGAGCAAGATTTCGTGTCTTTCTATGAGGAGTACGTGCGTTGTGGTGAAGCAATCGGATACGAGGCAGTTGATGCATTGATTGGAGAAATGGGAGACATGTCCTACGTTGATTCTTGTGATGAGCGTTATCAGGGTTGCTATGAAAATGTGGAAGATTTTGCAGAGGAATTCTATTCTGATCTCTATGATCTGCCCGGTGTAATCGTAGTGGATTGGGAGGCAACTTGGGAGCAAAATCTTCGTTATGATTTTACTGCCTGTAATGATGGCACTTCGTATCGTTCGTGCCACATCTTCCGCGATTGAATCTCGACTAGATGATATGATGATCTCGTCGAGACATACAAACTCGACGAGATCACACGATACACACGAGATTCATAATACGATATACATGAATCTCGACATACATATACACACATCTCGACACACATACATGAGCATTCGAGATGTGCAAGAATATATGTACATATTCTCGACACACTAGGCACACGTAGAGCCCGCCTTATGTGCAAGAATATGTGCTTCACCCCACTCACCCCTTCCCACACCATCTAGATGTGTTTTTTATATTTCTTAACTCATACCCCTTCGGGGTATACTTCGTATCTCTTTAATATATCTTATAATAGTCTAGATTATTATCTTTATCGTTAACAAACATATTCTAATTAATATTTGAGTACTTGTCAAGGGCCCTTGTGCCAGTTTGAGTAGTGGCACTATACCCCTTGTGTTCGTGTGGTGTTCGTGCCACACTACATTCGTGGTTGAGGAATTCTCTACATCAACCTCCCACACCAATTGATTATGAAAACCACCAACACTTTCTACTGGACGTTCATCGACACTCTGATTCTCAATATTGCAACAATCGCCGCAATTGTCGTTGCTGCGTGTCAGTTTCTCATTCGTGCCTGGAATGAGAACAACGGCAACGAAAAAGCACGTAAGGTGATGCAAACCGTGCTGGCGTTCGTTGATAAGATCGTAGAGTACGGTAAGGTATACTTTGCAGACCCCGTGACTGTGCCAGTTCAGCAAGGGTCCACCAAGCGTGCCAAGCGTGCCTGATTCGTGCCATACTACGTTTGTTCCTGAGAGACACACCATGTTTGATGAACTCTGGACTGAGATTCAAGATGCTCCTGGTGAGATCTTTGACATTCCCGAACTTCGTGAACTTGATGAAGAAAACAAGTTCAACTACAATGAGTACATTCTCGGAAACATTGACTACTGAAATGACCACCACTTCGTTGACTTTTGAAGAACTGGATGCCCTCCTGGCATTGATTGAGTTTCATGATGATTGGGATGAAGTGAGTGAAATCGTGGGGACAGATGTTTCTGCTCTCTATGAGAAACTTTCTGAAATGCGTGATGAGGTTTGATGACTACCAAAACACAACTCTTTGAGTTTCTGTATGAAACCTGCAAAAAGAATGATGGTGTTTTAGTAGATACTTTGCACAACTACATTTCCTCCTTGGATGAGGTGGAACTTGTAGAACTTGAAGATTTCCTTGTCAACAACTTCGGAGACGACTGATTATGTTTCGTACACTTTCTGAACTTCGTGACTCTATCAATCGTATGATTGAGAGTCAAGGTGAGAACGCTCCCTGTGCTGCGTTTGTATTCACTCAACACGATGTGTTTGAGTTCAATGAGGAAACCAATCAGGATGATTATTTTCCATCACTTTTCACTCAAGATGTGCTCGCTGATGTAGGTGGTTCTTCCTACATTTACGAACAGGTTGGTGAGATGATTGATGATGCAATCCGTCTCCGTAAGAAACTCCCACTCTACGCTAACTGAAACTATCATGAATCGTTCCGACCTCGTTGATGCCTACGCCCAGCAAATCCTGGACGCTATGGACATGAAAACTCTAGAACAGTTTGCATACGATTGCCTGGTAGAAAACCTCAACAATTATAGTGAGGATGACTTAATCACTGAGGTTAGCGAACACTATCCCGAACTGCTAGAAGATACTGAACCAGTGTATCCCACAGAGGTGACCGAACCTGCGTGACAGTTGACTAAGTGGCACAAGGGGGGTTGCAATGCCCCCTGATCTGGTCCATACTACCTTTGTTCACGCAACCGACACCAATGCGTAAGATCGAACAGCAAATGAACGCCGCCATTCGTGACTCCCGCGATTGGAAGTGTGGCAACACTGAAGTTACCTTTGACTCTGAAACTAATGAGTCGAAAGTGTTCCTGCACGGCAACCACATTGCTACCATCGGTGATGACTTCGTGCAAATCTTTGATGGTGGTTGGCAGTCTAACACTACCAAATCCCGCCTGAACGCTATTCTTCAAGAGCACGGAATCAAGGGCGAATGTGTATTCCAGCGCAACTGGAATTGGTTCGTTCATAAGTTCATCGGGCAGGCAGGAACCTCTCCTGTGTTCAATGAACTCGAGTTCACCAACGGATTCGTGTTCGCCTGACGAACTGGCACACGGGGGGTTGCCAACCCTACCCCCCACCCCTTACACTACATTCGTTCACACAAAACACCAATGGAAACCTTCCTCGAGACTTCCTTCCAAAACGTTCGTTCTTCCAAGCGTACTGATGAGTTCCATAAAGTTCTGCTGGATGAGATTCTGAACGCAAATCCCACGTGGGCAGAGTATGATTGGAAGTTTGAGTATCAACTTCCCGTAGATGGTTTTGGTGGTACATTTGACATTGACATTGCTGGGTTTGATAATGGTCAACTTAAAGTTGCGATTCTTGGTAAAGCACTCAACAGTAACATTAACAAAAACATCAAAAACTACGCTAACACGAGTGTAGGTGAGGCAGCACGATTGATGTTCGCTCCTGACATTGAGATGGAGAAAGTTCTGTTCGTGAGTGTTCTTCCCCGTGTCGCACCACGTTTCAACAAAGCGGGTGAAGTTCAGGGTTTCGATGATGTCGTGAGTGCCAAAGAGCGTACCAAGATTAACCACGTTCTGCAAGCACAATACGATGGTATTGTTGAGGCAATCGACCTGTACTTTGACATTGAAGGTGTAAAGACTCTGCAAGAGTTCAACACCATTAGCATCAACAATCTGGACACTCTGACTCTGGTGTGACAGTCTGACAAGTGGAACACGGGGGGTTGATTGCCCCCCCTTTTCGTGCCATACTACGTTCATCAGCAAACAACCCGACCGATGAAACTCTACATCCTCAAAGAAGTTCTTTACGATTACACTGACGGAATGGCAGTTATCGCAGCAGAATCTATGCCTCAGTGTGAACAGATCTTTATGGAGGAGTTTGGGTATTTCACTGATTGTAATGGTGAACGGGTGAAGGATGAAAAGGTGCAAAAAGAGTTCAACAATGCTAAGGTTACAATCATCGAAAGCGTAGGACTTGATGAGGCAGGTATTGTAGAGTATGTCTACGGCGGAGGGTGACACCCTGACAACTGGCACACACCCCCTTGTGCTGCCTTCCCATTCGTGCCATACTACGTTCATCAGCAAACAACCCCGATGCAAAACAAGCACCAAGAGCACCCCGAAGATACCATCCTCACGGGTGATTTGACCGTGCTGGATTGGTTCACTGCTCGTGGACATCTGAGCGTTAAGATCGACGGAGCGCCCGCAATCGTGTGGGGGATTGATCCTGCAACTGGTACGTTTTTCGTGGGTACAAAAGCAGTTTTTAACAAAAAGAAACTGCGTATTGCACACTCTCACGATGAGATTGACCAACACTATGAAGGCAATGTTGCAGACATTCTGCACACTTGCTTTGACATTCTGCCCCGTACTGAAACAATCTATCAGGCAGAGTTCATCGGGTTCGGTGGATCTGATGAGTATACTTCCAACCTGATCACGTATCAGTTCCCTGAGATTGTCACTCAAACTATTATCATCGCTCCGCACACTTGCTATTATGCTGAGAGCGATCTTCGTGATGCCGTAGCATACCCTGACCGTGCAACCTGGAATGATACTGAAACGGTCAAGTTTGTGAAACCTGATGCCTACATTCTGCACGGTCAAGAATCGTTCGCTGATGTAGAGGAAGTGTGCAACTTTGCCCGTCAGATGGCAACCACCTGCCAGTTCGTTTCTAACACCGAAGCGGCAAAGATTAAAGTTGCCATTAACGCTTGCATCCGTGAGCAACGTGAGATCGAAGATGATGCGTTTGGATGTGATCCTAACCTGATTCGTTTGTGGAAGTTGGTGAAGTCAATCAAGGAAGATTGCCTGTTCCTGTGCCGCAACAATGGTCCCGCAGCATACATCAAACAGGATCGAATTGATGCCGAAGGTTACACAATGACCAATGAGTTTGGTATGTTCAAACTGGTGAAGCGTGAGGTATTTTCCTACCACAATTTCACCAGCGGACGCTTTCAGTGTGCCAGTGCCTGAACCGTCCACCTGAACCCTCAGGGGGACACTGCTGCCCCCTATACTGACTTCAGTTCAAACGAAACCGATGCAACGCCTTGACGTGATCTGCCCTTCCGCTCCCTGGGAGAACACTACCACTGATGAGGATCGTGCCTGGGATCTGTGCCTGTCACTCTCTGAGGAATACGGTTACGCTCAGGTTCGCCAGAATGGTATGATCATCGGAGACTACACTGACGGTCGCTGAATGATACAAAAGGGGGAGCACATACGCTCCCTTTTTTTATACTTTTTCTTTTTTTTTATTTCAAGGCTGCCCCCGTGACGACCTTTTTCGTCATCAGGGCTACCCCGCCCCTCCTTCGCTTGTGACCTTAGTATAAGGCCGCGGCGACCCCATACAACCCACCTTGTGCCACTTTCTGAACTGGTACACTGTCCCCCGCACTGCCCCCACCCTGCCCTTAGAATACCGGTATGAACAAAACAACCGCTTCCGAAGTGCATCTGTTTGATCTTGACATCGCTCCCGCACTGCGTGACTTTATGGGTAGCAACCTTTGCGATCTGAATGATTGCGTCGATTGGGTTTGCTATACTTTCGACATTGATGCAACCGACTTTATCATTGATCGGGTTGCTGATGAGTTCGAAGCATTCTACGGGGAGTGACAGTTGAGGGGGTGGCACCCGCTGCCCCCGATTCCCCGCCAGACCCTTTATACTGATCTCAGTTCAAACGACAGCGATGCGCTTCGAAGTCCGTTACCAGACCCCCTACAATGCCTGCGAGTGGCGCTCTCAGTGGTTCCCCACTCTGGCAGAGGCAGAGCGTATGGTAGAATTCTACCGCTCCTGTGGGTCACCCTCCCACGTCGCACCGTCCTCCCTAGCACAACTGGAACGATGATCACCGCAGCATTCTTCCTGATCGGTTACACTATGGGAGCAGGGCACGTCCTGATCCTGCAACGTATCCTCCGCCGCCGATGATCAACGCCCTGACCCGCTCACGCTCCCCTGAGTTCCACCGCGCTACGATGCTCCGCCTGACGATCGCTGCTCTGCTGCTCTGGGGATTCTGGGGTCCACTCTACCCCGTGCGTAGTGTGACAGCGGACCTACTGGACACTACCGCCGACTTCCTGCGCCGCTGACCCTTTATACTGATCTCAGTTCACAAGCGAACCTGATGACCTACCAGACCCGCCAGATGCTAGACCAGATCGCCACCTATGCTCTGGTGGCAGGTGTCATCATGCTGCTGGCGGTTGGCATCGCCACCCTGATCAACGGTGCCAACGTTAAGATCGAAGCACGGTGCATCGAGCAGGGTGGACAGGTGCTTGTGACACCTGGTGAAGTGTCACGCTGCCTGCTGCCTACCGCCCGCTGACCCTTTATACTGATCTCAGTTCACAAGGCAACCCGATGACCCACACCAACGTCCTCCCCAACGACCTCTGCTCCATCACCCTGACTGAGGCACAGTGGAGCACCATCCGCACCGCCGTGCTCTGCCTGGCAGTTGACTGCCGTGTCGCTGGTAAGGGCACCGACGCAGACTACTACCTGAATGCCTACAACCTCCTGCGGGATGCGATGGGGATGGACGACTGACCTAGTGGCACAAGGGGGGCACCAACCCCCCACACCGACCCCTTATACTGATCTCAGTTCACAAGGACACACCGATGACCGCTTCCACTTTCAACGGTTGGGCAAACTGGGAGACCTGGAACGTTTCCCTCTGGATTCAGAACGATGAGTCCCTCTACCGTGCCGCTAAGACCTGCCGCACCTATCAGGACCTGGTGGAACTGCTCTGGGAGTGTGGCAGCAAGGAGACCCCTGACGGGTGCCGTTGGGATGACCCTGCCATCGACGGACTGGAGATCAACGCAATGCTGACCGATCTCTGAACTGGCACACACGGGGCGCTCTGCGCCCCTCTCACCCCTTATACTGATCTCAGTTCACACCTGAACCCCAATGCGCTACAATCCTTCCACCGATCGCGCCACCAGCATTGATGAGATCGCCGCTCAGTGCCGCGCTGCTATCATGAAGGCATCCACCCCCGTAGAAGGAGCGATCGCCTTTCAACCCTTCTACGATGAGATCCTGGCGAATGCCCGCTGGGAGAATGATCTGCTGATCCCCGCCTGATACAATGGGAGCGGGAGCGCCCTTAAAGACTCCCCCCTAACCTTTCAACCTTTCAACCGATCATGACTGCTGACCTCGCCCTCTCCCTGCTCCGTCGCGGTGCCAATGGCGCTCAGATCCTGGAGATCCTGGACTCCATCACCAACGACGTTGAGCAGGCAGGGATCGACGATTGCGCCGCCCATTATGCTGCCATCAGTGCCCAACCTACCCTGAGCGAAGTCCAGTTCTGATAGTGGCACAACGGAGGGGGATGACCCTTCCCTTTTGCCTCTATACTGATCTCAGTTCAGACGACCCACGTGTTCATCACCAACGACACTGCCGCCAACGACCCCGCCTGCCAGGCAGCGATGGCAGCATACGCCGCCCAACTCAAGCGGGAGGAGGAGCGCCGCCAGCAGATCCTGGCAGGCACCTACATCCCCTGCCCTGTCCAATCGACGGTCTGGCACATCAGCGACCGCGACTGATCCCACCGACCAACTAGG